CGTGATGAGCGTCGCCAAGGGCGCGCCAGTGAGCTGGAGCTGGGCCTGTCCGCCGGTGACACTCTGCAACCAAAAGCGAGGGTTGCCGTCCTCAAAGACCCAAGGACAGAGGTAGTCACCGTGGCGCTTGAAGCCAGCCGTGTGGCGCGCGATGCCGAACTTGATGGGCACGTTGGCTGGCGCCGCGGGGAAGCCGGTGGAGCCGTTGGCCGCGAGCAGTTGGTACGTGGAAGATTGCGCAGCACCTTGGGACACGATGAGAGCGCAGCGCGGGTCGCGCCGAGCCACAGCGAAGCCACTGTAGGCGGTCAACAGTGTCGTGTCGGCTGCGTTATCGATCATTGCCTCGATGTCACGGAAGGAGTTCACGAAGGTCGGGCGCCCTCCGTCTGGCAGACGAAAAGGAGGAAATTGGTCAGGATCGATAAGGCCTCCAACGACTCGCTCCACCTCCGGGTTGAGGTGAGGAGTTCGTTCACGAAGTAGTCGCGCACCACCGTGGGGCTTATCGAGAGGTCGTTGGTTGCGGCGGTGGTTGAGGGCGCGTTCGACGTTACGGGCGTGCTTGGGGCCTGCGGACATACCGCCGCCGAACTTAGCTGCGGGCTTCGCGCTCCGAACGGGGACGGGGCGGGGGCGTTGGCGGCCATCTGACATGCCGTGGACGAACGATTTGTCCTTTGTAGGTGTGGACTTCACTCCGGCCGGGCACGGCCCCGGTTGGACGGACGGCGGGCGTTCAGGCATTGGACTCGCGAGGAGCGCGGCAAGATGGATGCGCTTGGTAGACGGATTTGAGAGCAGCGATGTACTCGCGCGCTTCGGCGGCGAGATGCTGCTCCAAGTGTGGGTCTGGGAACTCGGGGTCCTCGCCAAGGTCGGCAACGGCGACCTGGGGGGTGGGCTGGGCGTGAGCCGGGGCGATGGGGTTGCGCTGACTGGTCGCGTCCGCATCCACGGGATCGGTGGGCACCTCATTGTCGATGCGTACGATGCGGTGGATGAGAGGGTGGTTCAGCTCTTCGCCGTAGGACATGCGGTAGATTTGGGCTTCGACTTCCTCGATTTCGCTGGGCGTGGTCTCGTAGAACTGGCAGAACTCCAACAGACCCTGAGGCGAGCAGGCGTGGGCGCCTGCCGGGGCAGGGACATGGTTCGACTTGAGGCGCTTGAAGGCCCGCTCTTCCTTGGCTGTGGGATTTGCACCCAGCTCGATGTAGCGGTACGCGAGTGCGCGGACAACCGGGACGTGAGTCGCGGAAGCGGCGATGGAGAGACCGACGCACCGCAACCACGCCAGCGGAGTGATGTCGCACGTGACGATCCATGCGGACTTCACAAGGGTGCGCCCAGGCTTCGGGGCCCAGATTCGCCCTATTACGCTATGGAAGAACCTGCCGCTGCAGAACGTGGGCGCCAACGGACGTGACGTAGACTGGACGCACACCGGTTTGTGGCCGAAGCGGGCATACGAGTCACGCACCGCGGTCGGCTGGATAGGATGCGAGTGTAGGACGAACAGCAGCATGTCGTCGCCGAGGACGACCAGCTTGAATGGCAGGGTCAGCTTCGGGTCCGCCACGAGGAGGACGATCAGGGTGAGGAGGGCGTTCACCCATGAGTTCATCACCGACGTGTTGCCGACGCCGGATAGCCTGCAGAACGCGACGATGAAGTCGGCCAGCTCGCTAACGAGCTTGAATGAGGCGCGGGTCTCCTCGTTGTGCACATAGGCCGGAATGTGCCACAGGATGAGCAGGGCGAGAGCCAGCGCGCCACAAGCGCGACCGTACCTTCCGTCCCACCGGCTGCAGTCGTTCTCGATTGCGCGCCAGTTGGGTAGGCGGAGCCATTCGTCGGCAAGAGCGCCGAGTTGGCGAGCCGTTAGGCCGGCGGCGTAGGTCACGCGGTGGCCTTTGTGCCATTGTCGTTTGAGTTCCTCGCCTATCGTGAGCCACCACCGACCTAGGGCGACCGTGGTCGCCGGGTCGGGGTTTTGGATTGCACGGGCCGTGACCAGGTCGGACAAGAAGTCGATCATCTTGATCAGTAGTTCTTTCTTCAGAAAGGTCTTGTACTTGTGCAGTGGTCGACGGCCGGCGAGCAGGAACGCAGCTCGCAGGATGGTGGCGCGCGGGGTCGGGAATCTGGCTAGGTACCGGTTTAGTGCCGCAGCCTTCGGGCGTGCTGGCGCGATGATACCGGCAGCTATGAGGTCACGCATTTGGGCGGCTATTTCCAAGCCGAACGTCGTGGGTGACTTGCCGTCGTCTGCGGCCGCGCTGGGGACGATCGAGGTGTAGCCGTGGAGGGACACACGACCAACCATGGCAGCCAGCAAATTGTGATCGCAATTGCGGCTGATGTGCGGCAGGCAACCATAGACTGGGAAGCCGGCCGCAAGTCCGCGCACGCGCGGATGGCACTCGTTCACGGGACGCCGCCATTGGATCGCCACCGGGCGTTTAAACGTGCGGGGATGCCAGCGCAGTAGTCGACGAGCACGGGCAGGCCCTGTGACACGAGTTGGTGGTTGCGGATCTCACTGGAGAGGCGACCGAAACGGCGCGTGAGGGCGTCAGGGACGGCGGGAAGAGCGGCGCGCGCGTCACCAAGCACTTCGTCGGTCGCGCGGCCGAACAGCACCTTCGCCTCCTCGGGCGTAGGGTTGAAGCCCTTTGGGTCGACGTCAGCGAAGACCTTGGTGGACCCAGCGATGGTCCAGAAGAGCGCTTGGCAGTTCCAGGCCAGGTGGGCCCACACGGCAGGCTCGAACGGCAGAGCGCCGGTGGCTGTGTGGAACGCGAGGCGGACGGGCGTTTGGCCGTGAATCCACGCCTCGAAAGCTCCGAAGGCGAAGCCGTTCATCCAGCTCGGGCTGGGGAGGCTGCGCTTGAGGGCCTCCTCCCAAGCGGGCGCGGCCAAGACCACGCAGGCGACGTCGGCGTTGGGCATGCCTCCGAGAGACAGGAGGCCCGCTGCGCCGGAGAGGGCCGTGCTGAGGTACGCGGCGGGCGAGCCGGTGGCCACCGCTGTGAGTGCCGCCGCCACCCAGGAGCCTGCACAATTGAACGGCGAGATGAAGCCTACTTGAATGCCCATGATGGTCCGTCGACGCGCGAGGGCGACGCCCAGGAAGAAGGCGAAGGCCAAAGGCGCGTACGGCGCGAGCCAGCGGGCACGTTCAGTGGCAATCAGGGCGCGGGTGCGAAGGGCGGCCCAGTGCCACCATTTGGGGGCGTCGACGACGGCAGCAGCAGCGGCCTGAGCTGCGGCCTTGGCGGGCCGGGCGGCATTACGAGCCAGGTAGAACGCCGTGCGCTCGGCGTCGGCCAGGCGCAAGGCTGCTTCGGCGGTCGCGCACACAGAGCGTGCACGCAAGTCGTCAGGCCAGGCCACGCGATTGTAGGCCTCGCGCGCGCGGTCCAACAAGATGAGGTCAACATTGTCAGCCGGGCGCGATAGCGCGTAGGTGGTGAGCTCGGCGAGGATGGCAGCCACTACCCAGGTGTCGCTGCTAGGGATGGACAGGAGGCCGGCCACGGCCTCCATGGTGCTGTGCACCTGCAGGGCGCCGGCGGCGCCCGCGGTCGCTCGGCCAGCGTAAATCACGCCGTAGGTGCTCGCCGCTGAGAGCGTGAGCGCCGGCCCAGGGTTGACGTGAATCGGGCCCGCCGGGCCGACCGTGAGTTGGACGAGGCGACCCCCCTCGCCGTAGTCGCTCACGGTGGTGGCGTTGAGCACGCCGCCGGCCACGACTGCGCCGCTCGCGTACTGCCAAGAGGGCAGGCGGTGGCGGTAGGGCGCGTTGTTGCCGTTGACGACGACCTCAACGAACAGGCCGCCATTGTCATGGCGGACGCGGTAATGGCCTTCGTCGCGGGCGAGAGCTCCGGCCGGACCGGTGTAGTCCAGTACGACCGCGTAGCACGGGCCGGCACGCGCAAACGCAGCGAGTTCTTCGTCGGTGAAGTACCAAGCTGAGTAGACGAACACATTGCCACGGGCGCCCTCCTCGTTGGGCTTGTGGGTGCAGTCTTGAGAGCGGCACTTGCACCATGTCGCGCCCGGGGCCGGGACGCACGGAGAGCGGCGCTCGTACTTCACGTGGCGGGCGGCGTCCTCGGGCAGGATGTTGGGACAACAACCCCACCAGTCGGCGTGCGCCTTGGTCACGCGGCTGCGGTTCGAGCCGTTGTCGGTGAAGCGCACGCCTGGGTGGTGGGCGGCGAGCTTGTGCGCGGCTTCGATGTGGGCGCCCTCCGAGCACACGCGGTGCCATGGGTGGCGTCCCTTCCTGCG